TTCTGAACCTGTTTTTGAAGGAGATGACCACGATGATTGATCCCATCTTAGATTTGATGGAAGAGCTTGATGCAGCTCGAATTGATCTTGAAGAGGCTAATGAATCAGGAGACTTGGAAGATAGACTAGAACTATCTCAGAGAGTTTCTGACTTAGAAGATCAATTAGAAAGAGAAAGGCTTAAAGATACAGGTGAGTAAGATAATCTACTCTCTATTCTTATCTAAATAACTAGATAAAAAGAATATCTTATCCAAGCCCACCCACCACCCTAACCTATAGGATAGGGTAAGTAAACTGTACAGAATACTTTTTACCCTGAGTTAATCAATAGGCAGCGAACGTCGCAGTGGCGTTTTCATTCTCAAAATCCTATTTGATTTTTTCAGTTGCGTGAGTGAGTTACAATTCGAATTTCCATCCTCAAATTTCAGGAGTAGCGATGACACAGCGAAAGTACGCCAAGCAGAGCAAGTATCCCTGGGAGAAGTGGTTCTCCCGAAAACGTCCATTTGTTTTGAAGCAGGGAGTTGACTTCCAGATTCAAACTCATGGTATGGCTCAGATGATTCGTGACAAGTGCTCACGAAGAGATGACCTGTCTGTCTCCATCAAATTTATTGGTTCTGATTTGGAAGTGACCCTGAAGCATGAATAATTCTCATTGCGTTTATTGCAACAAGGCATTGTCAGATGATCAAAGAGTCAATGCTCTCTTCGGTCCTGATCATTGTAGAATCTGTGAATCAATTTTTAAGAGGAAGGAACTGAAGAAAATTAAATCAACTGAAGAGAAACAGCATGATTCTGACTACAGAAAATTCTTGCAAGGAAAACTCTACCCAGAAATAAAAGTGAGTCATTCAACAGCAGATGGAAAGTGTTCAACATCTATGAGACTCCAACCATCAACAAAGTTTTTTGAATTAGAGGATTGATGCCTAGAAAAATCGTCAAATCAAAAATTGTGACTGAGAGAGGGGATTCGAAGAGATACGTGGAGCCTCTTTCTTTCACAGAAAATGTGCTTTGCATTTCTTATCTGAAAGGAAAGTCTGGACCGTGTACGCTCACTCATAAATGCTCTGGCTGGGCACTAGGTTCTAACGATGATCTTCCATTCGAAACCGGAGAAGAATGTGAGGCGTTTGCTAAAAGGATTTGGAGACTGTTCTCACGAAACAGAAGAGAAGTCTGGAAGACAAGTACCGATCCTCAAGAGTTGATTGATTCAGCTCCAATGAGAGTAAAGAACCTCTGTAAAGAGAGAAGGGAAATTGCTCAAGCATGAAATTACAAATAGGTAATCAGACATTTGATGTCCTAGGTTATGTTGTTGTCCCTTCACTTGAAGAGAGACAATTACCCAGTCCAATACTGCTGGAAGCAAGTAGAAAATTCGAAGCAGCTATGATGATGGAAGGTGTTTCCAATCGTCTTTCAATTCCTACTTGTGAAGAATGGTTAGGGTTAAATCTTTTAATCCGTGATGATGAATTAAGGGGATAAGTAATGCCAAAGCAGATGATTGAAGTGGAAGTTCCTGAGGGTTACCAAGTGTTAAGTTGGAGAGGTCATAGAGAGGGGGATATCTTTTGTGGTTCTGATGGATCAATAACGTCTGACTATCCCCTACGTTTATTCCTCAATTTAGATGAAATAGAAAATCCAATGACAGAAGAGACGCAAGAAAAACCAACTGTCACTGTTGATTGCGAGATACCTGAAGGGTTTGAATTACAAGGAGAGTTCAGAATACCAAAAGAAGATGATTGGTTTTTAAGTTCTGGTGGTAATCCCATGAGATTTAACAGACAGTATAATCCTAGACTGATTCTCAAAAAGAAACCGGTTTTGCAAGAAGTGACACTAAAGCTGGCACCGCCGGAAGGCTTCAGATTCACTGGAGAATACCGAACACCTGAAGTAGGTGACTGGTATGTTTCAACCCTAGATGTCAGTCAGGCAGTCAGGCACAGTGGAGTGGAAGTTATAAAGTATGTAAGATTTATATTGGAGAAAGTTGATGCCTAAAGTAGTGAAAGACAGGATGACTTACATCGGAATTGATCCCGGTAAGTCTGGTGGAATTGCTGTCATTCAAGGAAGGAAAGTGGAATGCTTCCGAATGCCAAACACTGAAAAAGATGGATGGTCACTCTTTGCAGAAAATAAAGAATGGGGAGTGTTCGCCGTTATTGAGAAGGTACACTCAATGCCAGGTCAAGGGGTGAAGTCTATGTTCTCCTTTGGTCAGAACTATGGATTCCTTCGGGGTTGTTTAACAGCAGCACAAATTCCATTTGAAGAGATAACACCACAAGCCTGGCAGAAAGGATTGAGCATACCACCAAGAGCTAAGAGTGAGACAAAGCCTCAATTCAAAGAACGATTGCGTCAGAAGGCACAACAACTCTTTCCCCAGGAATCAGTATGGGGAAGAACTCTTGGAGAACAAAGAGCAGTCTGTGACGCTCTTCTAATTGCCGAGTATTGTAGGAGAATCAGACAATGTGGGTACACCACAAGAAGAAATGGAGTGATTGTGAGAGATGCAGTTTATGTGAGACAAGAAACAAAGTAGTGTTGTTGAAGGGTAAAATTCCTTGTGACATTCTCTTTATTGGTGAAGCTCCGGGAGTTTCTGAAGACTCACTAGGAAAACCTTTTATTGGTCCTGCTGGTCACTTACTGGATAGGATCATTAAAGACTCACTACCAGAGACAACAAGATTAGCCTTCACAAATTTGGTTGCTTGTATTCCTATTGGAGAAGATGGAAGCAAGCTGAAAGAGCCTGATAAAAAAAGCATAAGGGAATGTCGAGAAAGGCTTGATGAAGTAATATCCCTTTGCCAACCTTCAGCGATTGTTTGTGTTGGTAAACTACCTGCCAAGTATCTGAAGAAAGAAGATTTCCCAGAGACTGAGATTGAGACAATCACTCACCCTGCGTCAATCATACGAATGGATGTAAGCCAGAAAGGTCTGGCTATCCAAAAAGCAATCATCATCCTACAAGATTTGAGCGAGGAGATTCAAAATGATTCAACCAATTAACGAATCAAAAAATGAAAAAGAGGAAACACTGAGTGAGATGCTTGATGTAATGTATGAGGCTCTACACTCAGGAAGTACAAACTTGATAGAAAAGCTGGGAGTGTTAGAGTGTTTGAAGATCCAGTTACTTGAAAAGTACATGGTTGAAGATGAAACAGGAGATTCAAAATGATTGAAGACAAAACAGGCGGACCAGCATTCCCACAAAAAGAACCTCTAACAGATGATCATCCTGGTATGACTCTCAGAGACTACTTCGCTGGTCGAGCATTATCAGAGATTATTGGCAATGTTCGGGTTGGAGAAGCTGTAATTCCTGAAGAGTCGGCTAGGATCGCTTACCGTTTTGCAGATGCCATGATTGAGGAGAGAAACAAATGATTGATGACTCAACAAGAAAAGCCATTAGCCATTTTGAAAGATGGTGGAAAGACGAGGGAAGTGGCTTATTACCAGAAAAGAATGAAGACAGAGAAGAACATGCAAAACGCATCGCCAGGATTGCTTGGTTAAATGGTCATTTCTTAGGTGAAACAAATGAAAAAGAGACAAAAGAAGACAACTCTGAAGAGTAAACTCAGAGGTAAAGAGATCAACACAGGTTCAGCATGGAAGGGGCCGGAAGTTGATGGCGTTACTCAATCTCTACTCTCAAAGTTTCTTGTGTGTCGAGAGCGATTTCGAATTCAAGTTATTGAGGGGTGGAAGCCAGCAGACAGGTTCAACAAAGGTCTTGAATATGGCAACATGTGGCATATCTGTGAGGAACACTTTGCGGCTGGTAATGACTGGTCGAAACCTCTTACTCAATACTGTGCTCGTCTCTGTCAGAAATATCCCACTGATCAACAGGAGATTGATAAGTGGTACAACGTGTGCCAGACTCAGTTTCCTGTTTATGTTGACTTCTGGTCTAAACATGCAGATGTTCGAAGCAGAACTCCCCTACTACAGGAAGAAAATTTCAAAGTACCCTATGAGCTTCCCTCAGGTCGAGTAGTATTGCTTCGGGGTAAGTTCGATTCCGTTGATCTAATTGGTAAAGGAAGATCAGCAGGAATTTACTTGCAGGAGAACAAGAGCAAGGGAGATATCGACGAAGAGAAAATGAGACGACAGCTTGAGTCAGGATTTGACCTTCAAACGATGATGTACCTGATAGCTCTTGAGGAATTTCACAAGAGAGAGTTTGTTGTAGGGGAAACATCCTATAGTTCTTTTCCGGTTAAGGGTGTTCGTTACAACGTTGTTCGCCGTCCCTTGAGTGGTGGAAAAGGAAGCATTCGACAAAAGCAGGGAAGCAAGAATGTTCCAGCAGAGACAGCTTCTGAATTCTACAGTCGTTTGAAGACTGACTACATTGAAGCAGAGCCAGAATACTTCTTCATGCGATGGAAGGTAGAAGTCAGTGGTCAGGATATTGAAAGGTTCAAACAACAGTGTTTTAATCCAATCCTTGAACAGCTTTGTTGTTGGTATGATAAACTAACAAGTCAGCCTTATGACCATCCAGAAGACTGGAAAAACTTACTCCACTATCGAATGCCTTCTGGTATCTACAATCCACTCACTGAGGGCAAAGAGACTGGGTACGATAACTACCTTCTGACAGGTAACACAGTGGGATTGGAGAGAGTCAAGAATCTGTTTCCAGAATTAGAAAGTGAGAAGGAGTAATGCCGACAGTCAGTAAGCAGCAAGCAAAGACTACCTCAAAAAAGAGAAGCAGTTCTAAGACTTCATCCATCTTTGATACACTGAAAGAATGCAACGAAGATGAAGGGGGATTGAAGCTACATCTTTATGGGCGAAGTGGTACAGGTAAGACAACTCTCTGGAGTTCATTCCCCGGACCAATCCTTGCTATCATTTGTAGTGGTGGTCGAAAGCCGGGAGAATTGAAAAGTGTACCACTAGACAAGAGGAGCGAAATTAAGAAGCACGTCGTGACTGAGTCATCTCAGATTGGTGAGTTGATTCGAGAACAACAAAGGACAGGGAGATTTGAGACAGTAGTTCTGGATCATCTGACAGGACTTCAAGAATTGTTGATTGCAGAGATTCTTGGTCTTGATGAGATACCAGTCCAAATGTCTTGGGGAATGGCCAAGATTCAGGATTATGGTCAACGCTCTATTCAGATGAAACGAATCCTGATGGATGTAATGTCTCTTGACTGCAATGTGGTCACAGTCGCTCAAGAGACAGATAGCTCAGAAGAAAATTCAAATGAAGATTCTGACATCATCCAGCCTTATGTAGACTCTGCCATGAGTAAATCTGTCAGAGCTTGGTTTAACCCGAGTGCTGATTACATTGCTCAAACTTTCAAACGTCCGAAAATGGTGGAGACAAAGAAGAGGGTTGGAAGTAAGACAGTCACGAAAACCATTAAAGGGAAAGGAGTGGAGTATTGTTTGCGAGTGGGTGATGATGGAGTTTCAACGGTGAAA